GGAACAATTTCTATTAGAAGTGTTATATATCAACACATCGGGAAGGTTTGGTCTATAGTTTCAAATACTATCGACTTGTCAAGCCAGGCTTAGTTTATTTAAGAGATTAGTAGTGAAATTAGTAGTGGTTTATTTTTTAGCGAATTTAATTATAGCATCTGGAAGAACATCTCCCTTGCTATCAAAATCATTTAGATATTGCTTGTATAATTCTTGAACTCTCCAATCAAAATTAAAGGTAGGAACGTGAGCCATCTCCAGGTGTAATTTAAAAAGGAGATAGCTCATAGGGTTCATTAATTTAATAGATTATTAGTAGCATCTATTGTTACTTCTGGATTGCTATCAATATCCTTATGATAGTATCTTTGAGGTGTTTTACTTTCCATAGTCCAGCCTTGCTGTTTTCTAGCCTGGATCTCTGGCAGCTTACCTTGCTCTCTAACAAGTGAATATCTGAAATGCCTAAAAGGTTTCAAACCTCCCACCCATTTTATTCCAAGTTTTTTAGCAGCTGCTTTAATCCTACCTTTTGCTGCCTTTTTAGTTAAAGGAAATACTCTCTTAAATTTTCCAGATCTTTTTTGTTTTGCTTGCTGATCTATTAAATTTTTAAGATAAATAGCTAGCTCTTTAGTAATAGGAACATCTCTTTTTGAGCTTGCAGTTTTTAACATATTCTCCTGGAACCCATCCCATTTATCAATTGAATGTCTAAATTTAATTAATGGTAAAGGTTTAGCTTTAAAATCAATGCTGCAATTAGTTATTGCTAGTATCTCATTTAGTCTTGGACCACATTGAGCAGCCGTTAAAAATAATGTTTTATTAACTATATCTTTTTCTTTATCTATTATTTTTTTAACTACTTTTAAAGTTGGAACCCATTGCTGCTTAATTTCATAATCAACAAAGAAGTTATGGTTAAACTTATAATCAAGTATTTCCCTAGGCATTTTCCATTTTCTATCTAAACAATACCTAACAAACATTTGAAATTCTCCCTTAACATCTTTAATGAGTTTTTTACCAATGGGATCTTTAAGTCTTTTAATGATGCTGCCGCCACCATCTTTTGCTTTTCTATTATGCACAATAGTTTTCTTAGATTTAAGCAATTGAGGGATGTAAGTATCTTTAAAAATAAAATAACTGAAATCAGCTAATTTATTTATTTTAACCAGCCTTACCTCTCCATCAAATTTAACCTTCTTGTTAATGTACGGAGCTATATGGTTGTTTATATACCCACATTTAACCAATCTACTCTCTTGTCTCAATGTAGTATCAGCAAGTATTTTTTCCTTATATTCTTTAAAAGCAAAATCAAAGCTCACATCCGCTGGCATTATATTTTCTGGTTGCTCACTTCTTTTTTCCTGAGCAAAATTCTTTGCTAGATTTTTCTCATTGTAAGCAAAAGTCTCAAGATCTTTGGTTTTACCAGTTAAAGGATCATAAGCCTTAACAAGCCAAACAAAACTTTTTTTCCTTGGCGATTTAATTACCCATACTTTCATTAGTTAATTACCTCCCTCAGTAAAGAAAATTCCAAACTCTTCTGGATCTCCATCATTTGCAGTTTTAGGATTTGCAAAAAAATCTCTGTAAGTTGGATAACTTACTACCATTAAGAAATTTGGATCTTCTTGCTTTTCTATTTTTACTTTTTTAACTTCGCAAGCAGCCTCAGCATAATCTTTAATAAAAAGTTTATGAGCCTCTGGAATAGTGGGAGCAACAAAAGTTTTCTCTCTCCCAGGTAGTTTATAAGTGCATTCATACATTAAGTAGCCTCCTTTATAAATTGTTTAGCTTGTTTAAAATTTTTAAACTCTCCTTTAAAAAGATAATTAGAAAATTTATTACCTCTTAAATCTTGTTTAAAAAGTTGAATAATTTTAGGCATTGGTTTATCAACACAGATTTTCCAATATCTATTTTTAGCAGCATAAAGATAAACATAAGTGCCAGCATAAAAATTTCTTTTAATTAATTTAAGATCCATTAAGCAGCCTCCTTTTTTATAACACATTCACAACACGCTAAAGTTATTTGAGTTTTATCTTTTGTGTTAATAAATTTGTGTTTGGTTTGTTTATTACATCCAACTCGACATTGTGTGAAACAATATTCATTTTTTGGTTTTTTATCCCAGACAAATAAAGTCTTACCGATAACTTTGGATGACTTGTTTTTTTGTGGAAGTATTTTTTTTTCAAAGAAATTTTCAAGAGCTTTGAAAGTCTTGAATTTGTATTTTTTAAATTTCTTCATTGATAATATATATATAAGGATTGGTTGCCAGGGTGTCAAGATTTAATTGACAAAGATACAATTACTTGCTTTTATGGTAATTTTAATAAGGCGTAAGAAGGGTATTCTGCAAAAGCAGCTTTTTAGAATGATTATAAAAAACCCAGTTAAAGCTGGATTTTATTTTGTTCGTCTTTCAAGGTTATTATTTCAATAATCTTGTTATGACTTTCCTTAGAGAGTGCAGCTATTGCTACTGGTACAGATGGAGATCTTATCATTTTATTTATCTTGGTCTGCAACTTTTTTCTCTCCTTTTTTGCCTCCTGGATCTTTTGTTCCAGGTGTTGATAGTGCGTCTGCATTTGGATCTACCTCCTTTATGCGTTTAAAATCATAGCTTAAAGTCTTTGTATCTATGATTATCTTAGCAGCGTTAGATGGTACACTAGCCGCCACCGCTGCATCTAAAGTTGAGAATGTTTCTACGGCTTGAAAGCCTACACCTCCGCTCCAGAATTTTTCAAATTTTTTTGACATTACGACATCCTTAAAAGTTTATTATATTCTTTAAGATCTTTAACTTTTTTTAATAATTTTTCGTATTTTATTTTTAATTTTTTATGATCTTCGTTAAGATTTCTAAATGATTGGATTGCCTCTTTTGTGTATCTTAAATCGTCTATTTTTTCTTCGTATGAATTGTTTAGCCAGTATAGTGCATCTTTTGGATTTTGCAACATTACAGCTCGCATTGTAATTGCAAATTTATCCATACCTTGATTACATCTGGTTAATACATCCGAAATAACCTCATTTGTATTTGGATCTGGACTTAGATCTATTGGTTTATTCGGATACTTCGGTTCTTGCCTGGAAGTCTTTTGATCCATCCTCTTGCCTCTAAATTTAAAACTATTTTATGTACTCCGCTTTTTGATTTAAGACCAGCTGCGCTTTTCATTTCTTCGTATGTTGGCGCAACTGGTTTCTTTTTCATATATGATTTAATGAAGTCAAAAATTTTCTTTTGCCTTGGACTTAAACCATATTTCATATTAGCTCCCTAAAATTGACCCATAAAGTCATCCCCAGGCGATGCTGCTTGAGGAGTTGGACCCGTGCTGCTAGATTTTTTTAAAGTAATCTTTAAAGATTTATCTTTTTGAAAATAAGCAGATGCTTCGTGCCATACTCCATTGATAGTGAAATTTTTTTTAAATGGCTTTCCACTTTTATTCATTTTTTCACTATCTGGATGAACCAAATCGGGATGTTTATCACTTTCTTTACTAGAATTTTTTACCAGCGAAAAAGTGCAAACCCAATTAGGATCCTTTGGTTTTTGTTGTTGTTCAACAGCCATAATATTATCCTCCTAAAAATTGCTGTTTTCTATTTTTAAAAGCCAGCATAATTTCTTCTGCTTTGCTTTTATTATCTTTAGAGAGCTTAACTAAGAAATCTTTATTATCTCTCATAAGCTCATCTAAATTTGCTTGATGACTTGAGTTATCAATTCTTTGTAAAATTATATCAGCGTGATCTAATTTTATTCCTTGGTTTTCCGTTTTCTTTTCTGGTGGCATTTCAACATCTGAATAATATTTGCCGTGTAATCCTAAAACTTTAAGTATAGCTCTATCCACCGCTCTTTTTTCAGCAACTGAAATCGGATAAGCAAAAGTATTATTTAAAGGAGATACTTCTCCTAAAGTTTCAACTTTATCTCCTTGATATTGAGCTGTTGCCTTTACTACTGCACAGCTCTTGTTTAAATCACAATAAACCAATCCAATATTAGTTATAATTCCAAACTCTCTTGCTAATTTTTCAACTTCATAATGTTTAATAATATAATTTCCATTGGTCATTTTAATTAATCCCCCGCTAGATAAACCAGCAAGGTATTGATCCAGCGAGGGAAATTTTAAGATTTTACCCATAGAAGTTCTCCAATAAAAAAGAGCCAGGGAAGAAACTGCTGCTGTTTAAAACCTGGCTCTCAGTATTTGAAAAGAATAGGGAGAAAAAGACTATTAACAAAAATGCTTTTACAATAAACACAACACTCTTGCTTTTTTTTTCTTGTTTCTTTCCAAATTTTGTTTGCAGTACAAGCTGCTGATAATTAATCATATTTATTTTATCCATAATTCAATAACCTCCACAATTAAAACTCCCGCTAATAACAAAGCTAAAATCGTATGATAGATATGCCAAATTATTCCTCTATCTGTTTTTCTTTTCATACTTGACCCCACAATCTAGCTGCTTTTAGTTTATGATCTCCCATACCATTCCAGAAAAAATGATCGAAATTAGGAATAATGTCATCCACCCAAGTTGTTTTGCCAGCGTGTCTTTCCATTATTTTTTCTCTGTTTGCACAGATCTGGTTCATTTTAATTAAAAATTTTTCTAAGTTTTTTGGTTTAAGTTGATCGCAATTATCTGGAGTGTAAACATTATAATTATCTTCATTAACTACTATTAAATGAGGTTTCTTACGGGTAGCCAAATAGTAGAAGGCAACTTGCAAAATATGTTGGAACCAGCCTCTGTATTTTTCTTGTTTAGGATCTGCTGCATCTAAAATCTTTGCATTAGAAAAAGTATAAGATCCATCTTTTTTTGGTCTATTCTTTTTTCTCCATTTTGTTTTAAGCTCAATAAAATTATACATATCCTCAAAATCTACTCTCCCAATTACTGGCAGCTGACAATCTGGAAGATCCAGGCTAACAGATCTTTCGCATTCTATATCTCCCTTTAATTTAACTGACTTAATTGCATCTTGGCAATTCTTCCAGGTAAGCGCAAAACCTAATTTATTTTGTTCGTGTTGCTTAAAATCTCTTTCATCAACTGGAGAATATTTGTTGAATTGATCTATTGCCGTATCAAATATTTTTTTTTCTAAAGGAATTTCTTTTTTAATTAATCCAGATCCTTTTTCATATTCCCAAATAAATTTTCCAAATTGTTTTTGACCCAGCTCTCCAATCCAATTTCCACATTTCATATTAGAATTTACTGGCAGCTCTCGTCTTTCCTCTTGAGTAAGGTAAAGGTACTTATAACCCCATTGATCTTCTTCCGTGTTAATTTGACTTGGACTATGATGATTTAATCCATATAATTTTACCCAAGCTGGTAATTTTTTAATTGAATTAATCCAATCGTTTAATTCTAAATCTTTGTTTTTTGGTTCCATAAATTCAAGTCAATGGAACATAGTTAGAACAACAGAGAAATTATTGCAAACAAAAAATGACAATTATACAATATTATGCACAATATGCAATTTTAGAGTGTATTATTTATTAATATTTTGAAGTAAATGTGGATCGTATTTTACTTTAACTGGAGATGCTATTTCAAAATCTGTTGGAATTAAATTTTTGCATAAATCATTTATTGGCTCTCTAGTATAGTTATGCAATATATCAAAAGTGCCGTTGCCTTTAGGATTAAGGAGTGCAACTACATCCTTACATTCGGCTGATTTGTTGCCAAGTTTATCTTTAAAAGATTTTGATGCTTTTAAATAACAAATTTTTCCAATAGCATCTTTTGCAAATAATTTATTTTTTGGCATATCAAAAAGCCAGATCTCTCCATCGGAGCTAGTGCCTGGACAATCCATTAAAACTGCTCTTATATCATCGTGGTAATATTCGTATGGTATTCTAATTTTATTTAAAACATCCATTGGCTGTAAAACACAATCCCAAGTGCATTTATATTTTAAAATAATATCTTGAGTTGGTTGATAAACTTCTGTCGGATGAATATTTAAAACTTTAGCAATTTTTTCTGCATTATCCCAGGAAATTGCTCTGTTATTTTTAATCCATCTATTGATAGTTGATGCGTCTTTCTGAACTTTTTTTGCAAATTCAGCCTGGCTCATATCAGCTTTCCTAAGCAGCTTATGCAGTAACATTTCTGTTTCTTCCAAATGGTTATTTTTTATAACTTTTAATTTATCTTTTGATATTGCCATATTGTCAATTTAACTGCAATTATGGAAAATGCAAGTTTAAAATTTGGAAATGTCAAAAATCTTTTTTTTTTTAAAAAATTTTATTTATCAACAACTATTATAAGTTGTGTGAAATGCGGGGATATTGAATTTACTGGGGATAAAACTGCATAAGTTACAAATGTTCTCTTGACGAAAAGTCAAACCATAGTTTAAGCAGCCTTAATGACTTTAGAAGAATTTAGAAAAAAAAAGGGTTTTTCTTATAAAAAATTAGCAGAATTTTTAGGCATTACTGGAGTATCTCCAGAGAGTACTGCTTGCAGATGGTGTCAAGGATCCAGGATGCCAAAGCCAAAAAATATAAAAATAATCCAGGAGAAAACAGATGGGAAAGTTAAGCCAGCGAGTTTCTACTCGTAAGAAAAAATTAACTGGGACTATAGATGATTATCCGTTGGTTAAAATTACTACTCTTGACTGGGTTTCTCATTCTGAGTGGATGCACATCGACAAAGCTCGGAGACTTAAACCCGATAAGTGTTTTGCGGTGGGTTATCTCCTCACAGAAAACAGATCTATCGTTCAAGTCTTTGGTTCCTATTCCTATGACGAAGATGGATCAATCTCAGTTGGAACAATAGAAACAATTCCTGGATCTTGGGTCTTAGAGGTTAAAAAAATATGAAAATTTTTTATGCGATAGCTGTTGTTTTTTATTTTTGGTTAATCTGGGATGATCTTGCAATTGCAAATGAAAACTGGACACCAGAATTTAGAGAATTTTGCGCAGCTTATATGCCGTATGTAAATAAATATCCTACAAGTTTGAGTGCTGGTTGCTGCGATATTAATCATTCAAGCAATGATTTTTTAAAAAAAGGATGGGAAGGAGAGAGCTTATTATTTTGTGATGGAAAAGAAATTGTCTGAATTAAAACAAAAAATTAATACCTTGGAAAAAGAAAACCAAAGATTAATAGAAGAAAATTTGAATTATGAAACGATTAGCAAATCCCACAAAGAAACAAACGGAGAGCTGCAGACTAAGCTCACAGCTGCAGAAAATAAAATTAAAGATTTTGAGGAGAATTATATAAAAATAGATGGCAAGAAATAATTATTATAATCAAGGAGATCCGTATTCGGAATGGCATAGAGCCTTAAAAAATGATTTGCGTTATGTTGACATTGATAGCTGCGGAATTTGTAATAAATGCAAGCAGCCATTATACCTGGCGGAGACAACTTTCGATGTGGGTCAATCCTGGAAAGCTACAACGGCTACGGAGTGGCTAGCTCAAGCTGCCAATCTTCCGAGTTTTTTAATTTTTTATAAAGTCAATGAAAATAGGGAAGTTATTAGCTTTAGAGTTAAGCAGCTTACGCCAATTAAAGATAGAAAAGAAATCATATTAAAGCCAGAGGCTTGGGTTCAAGCAATGGAGCTGCTCCAAGATCGCCATAATTTAGTATGTAAAAAGAAGGATGTAGCTTAATGAGTTATTATTTTATGGGGGATCCAAACATCTTGCACGAAAAACGGCTTACTTCTAATGATAAAATTGTTTATTTTACCTTGGTCTCATTTATGAAGAAGGAGGATGGTATTGCTTTTCCAAGATACGCCACAATCTCCAAACGCTGCGGTCTCAGCCGATCCTCAATCCAAAAATCCGTCAAACACCTTGCCAAGCTAAAGTTTATAACGCTAAAAAGGCTACAAAGTACAAATCAATATTTATTATCTCAACAACTGGCTTTAGAGACATTAATCAAGAAAAAACAGAAGATGATGCTGTCTGGTACTTCTGAGAGTTATAATCGGCGTGTATTAATAAAACCATATAATTATACTAATACTAGATATAAGAATAATGTTAATAACTATCATAAGAGCAATTCTCTCCCCCCGACTACTGAAAAACCTATTTTAGTCTATAAAGGAAAAACTTATAGAGAGAGCGGAAAAGAAGGTTATTGGAATGAGTATAAGAGCGATGATGGGGATTTGATCCGCAAGCATTCGTTTAAAAATACAATAGAGGAGGTACAAACCTCAAAAAAAAAGTTTAATGCTGCTGCTGAGAAGGCGGTAGCTTGCGCCTCCTAACTCCTAAAATCATTGAAATTTTTGAAGTTGCTGGCAAAACTGATCGAATGATGCCTAAGCCAACTAAACCTGGAACGCCAAAAATGTATGATTTGCTTAAAATGTCTTATGATCCAAAGGATATTGGGTATTATGATAAAAAAAGATTAAAACTTAGAGCAAATTCAAAACAGATTAGCTGTTGGGAGATGGCAATCGAATTGCTTGCAAAGCTCCCAAATCTTGAAAAAAGACGCTTAGTCTGGGCTAGAGCTTGCCGTTTTAACTGGTCTCAACTTGCCAGACAATTCGGTTGTCATAGGGTAACAATCAAGAAAAGATATACAACTATCATTTTAGACTTGGAAAATAGCTTGCCAAAATCAATGCTAGACAGAATTGACAATTTAATCTAATAGGGAAAGTAGCGTCAAAGTAATGTGATTTTATGGTAGGAAAACCTCTTCATAAGATCCAATGCGAGAGCTTTACTCGAGGCTCTAAATTTACCAAGCAATGTCTTTGCAAAGGATATTTCCAAAAAACTTCTGGAAAATATAGATGTAAATTTCACGGAGGAGCATCTACTGGACCAAGATCAATAAATGGTAAAATTAAGGCGTTAAGAAATTTAAAATATTTTAAGAATAAAACTGAAGAAGAATTAATTGAATGGATAAAATTGAAAAGATATGCGAAAGATTAGAGTTGGGAGAGCCGCTCTCGACTATTTGTAAAGATAAAGATTTTCCAGATGTTTCAACAATATATAAAAAATGTAGAGCTGATGAGAAGTTAAGACAAAAGATAATGGCAGCTAGACAAACTGGCGTTTGGACTTTGTTGGATAAGATTGCAGAAGATATGCAGATCCCAAAGACACCACAAGAAACACATTTTTTAAGAGAGAAGTGGAGCCACATTAGATGGCTCGCCACGAAATTAGCAAGCACGACATTTGGCGATAAATCACAAGTTCAACAAAAAATAGATAATCATTTAATCATAAGTTGGGGAGAGCCAAAGGATGATATTAAAGAAATTAAAAATGTTATGGATCCGTTATCAAGTACACCTATTCAAGAGCTACCTGGAGCTGTCGGGAATAATCAAGAAAAAGGATAAAAAAAAATAATTGCATATCTTGCAATTTGTTCTTGACATTACGTCAATGCTAGTTTATTGGTTTGTATATGGAAAAAATATACAATCACAAAGACTTTGATAGTGCGTTTGAGGTTGATAACTATCCTTGGGGTTTTAGATTAAAAACTAAGGTTAGATATTGGATCGAGACTACTAACAGAGGAGACAGATTTGTTAAGTGTACTTTAAATCCTAAAACTAACAAATGGTGTAAGGAGAAGAAGTCAACTTATAAAGCTGTTATGGTAATGACTAAAGAAGTTAAAGATCAAAAAACTTTTATTAGTTATATTTCAATATCAAGAGGCTGGAGCGATGCTGTCGCTGTTGCTAAGTTTGAGCATCAAGTCAATAAAGACTTGTTATCAAAAGAGCAGCTTAAACAGATCTGCGCTTGTAAGGCAATTAATCAAGTCAACAAAAATTTAAAAGTTGAGTTTGTTAATTCTACTAGCTGGACAGATCAAGAGAGAGCAGCTCACAAAGCAAAACAAGATGAGATTGATGGCAAGTTAGCGAATTATGCTAATAAACTTTATGGATCTTGTCTTGTTAAGAATAAGTTAGTTTAAAAAAAATTATAGAGCCTGGTGGGATCTTCTCTCCAGGCTTTTCTTTTACCTGGTTTAAACCTATTGAAGTTCGTTCTTGTTCATTAGTTCCACGCTCCTCGCACACGCATTATGGAGTTCTGAGCTGGGTCTTAGGTATAAATCCTATCGACAATCGTTGCGGTTAAAGGATTATTTAACAAGATTAGTAGTATCTTAGTAGTAAAGGAGTATTGATGCCTGGATTTGCATATAAAAAAGCATATTTCAAAAGAACAAACGTGGGGTATACCCGAAAACCAGCCGCATTTTTTAAAAATATATATATAGGGAGTTTAAGACACAAACACACAGACAAACGACCCGCTTGTTCAATCTGCCAAGCCAAAGCAGATATTGTAGAAAATAAAATTTATTTTTGCGCTAGCTGCAAATGTAAGATGGAGGGAATAAATGGCACACAATAAATTTACAGATCAAATAATAACGGCAATGGTATTTAATAATGAAGATACCAACGGCTTGGTTATACACATAAACGGCTTTGAAGATACGCAGCAAGCAAATAAGTTTGCAAAAAAATTAATGAAGAATAGCGGCATAGAATATAAATCAATAAAAGATATTTTTGACTTGCCAACTATTCACTAAACGGGGGGAGAGAAGATGGAAAGAATAATACACGAGATACAACATTATTGGAGAGATCATAAAAAAGTAGTGATTGCTGCAGTTGTTGTAGTAGTTGTTTTAGCGATTATGTAATGAAAGTACAGATACCTTATACACCGAGACCGCTACAAGCAGAGCTACATAAAAATCTCGATAAGTATAGGTTCGCTGTATTGAGCTGTCATAGGAGGTTTGGCAAGAGCGTTGCAATAATTAATCATTTAATTAGAGCAGCTCTAACGCATAAATTAAAAAATCCTAGATTTGCATACATAGCTCCGACTTATAAGCAAGCCAAAAGCATTGCGTGGGATTACCTAAAAATGTTTGCGGGACCAATACCAGGAGCAAAGTTTCACGAAACGGAACTTAGATGCGATTTGCCGAATGGCAGCCGTATAACTTTGTTATCCTCTGAACAGCCAGATAGTTTACGGGGTTTATTCTTAGACGGAGTTTGCATAGATGAGGTAGCGCAAGTAGAACCAAGGCTTTGGAATGAAATTATAAGACCCGCATTGTCTGATAGAAAAGGCTTTTGTTATTTCATAGGTACTCCCGCTGGAATGGGTAATTTATTTTATGAATTATACCAATACGCTTTAGGAGATGATGAGTGGCTAACTTATACGGCTAAGGCAAGCGAAACCAATATTATAGACCAAAAAGAATTAAACGCAGCTAAAGCTCAAATGGGAGATACCAGGTATCGCCAAGAGTTTGAATGTGATTGGATCGCCAATATTGAAGGATCAGTATATGGCGACATTATAAAAGGTTTAGAAGAAAAGAAACAATTAACTCGAATAGGATATGATCCAGCGTTAGAAGTTTTTACCGCCTGGGATCTAGGAGTTGATGATAGCACCGCCATAATTTTTTTTCAAAAATTAGGAAATCAAATTATGATAATTGATTATTACGAAAATAATCGAGAAGGTTTACCGCATTATGTAAAGGTAGTTAAGGATAAAGATTACGTTTATGGAGAACACTACGCTCCACACGATATAGAAGTTATGGAATTTTCAACGGGTAAAACCAGGAAAGAGGTAGCTTACCAGTTGGGAATAAGGTTTAGAATTTTACCTAAGTTAAATTTAGAAGATGGTATACACAGCTTAAAAATGCTTTTACCAAAGTGCTGGTTTAATGTAGAAACAACGCAGCCTTTAATAAATGCTTTGAGACAATACCATCGAAAGTATAACGAAAAAATGAAAATGTTTTCCAATAAACCCGTTAGGGATTGGTCATCACACGCTTGCGATAGCGCAAGGTATATGGCTATGTCCATAACGGATTTACCAGGAAAGAATACACCAAACCAAAAAATAACATTAAATGATTATGCAATACACGGAGAATAAATTATGGGATTTTTAAAACCAAAGATACCAGCAATGCCACCTATACCGCCAGTTCAGCCTTTGCCAGAACCACCAAAATATGATGATAAGGAAAGAGCCGAAGAGGCAAGGTTAAAAAGAGCTAGAATTGCGTCTAAAAGAACTGGAAGATCATCAACTATTTTAACTACGGCTAAAGGTTTAGAGGATGACGAATATTCAACAAAGAAAACTTTATTAGGATAGGAGGATAGTATGGGAGGAGTTATATCAAGACCAAAACCAGTTTACACGCCACCACCAGCACCAATTGCACCAGCTCCAACAAAAGCTGAAGTATCACAAGCAACGGCAACGGATGCTACTGCTATGGCTAGAGGTAAAGGTAGATCTAGTACAATATTAACTGGAGCTAAAGGTTTAGGCGATAATCAATTAACTACAACTAAAAAAACTTTATTAGGATAAGGAAAATAAATGGCAATAGAACCAAAAGCAAAAATGATTATTGAGAGATATAAAACTCTCAAAGGAAAAAGAGTTACTTGGGAAGATCATTGGCAAGAAATTGCTGATTATTTCTTACCGAGAAAAGCAAACATCACAGAAAAACATACTAAAGGAGATAAGAGGCACGATCTAATATACGACGGCACGGCTACACACGCTTTAGAATTATTATCAGCTAGTTTAAATGGTATGCTAACCAATACGATTTCTCCGTGGTTTTTATTAAAATTTAGAAATGATGTAACTAACGAAGATGATGCTGCAAAAGAATGGCTAGAAACTTGCGCAAAAATTATGCAGCAAGTATTTGCAAGATCTAACTTTCAACAAGAAATTTTTGAATTATATCACGAGCTATTAGCCTTTGGTACGTCTGCAATGTTTATTACAGATGATGTCCAGGATGATCTTAGATTTAAAACAATTCACATTTCAGAAATATTTATAACTGAAAATGAAAAGGGATTAGTCGATAGTTTAACAAGAAGATTTAGTTTACAAAATAAAAACATTCCACAAATGTACCCAGACGCAGATTTGCCTAGAGCAATTCTTGGAGACATAGACAAAGCTCCACACGATGATTGCGTCATATTACACTCAGTTTATCCTAACGAAGTTAAGATGGGATATGACAATAGTAAAAATATGGATTGGGTATCTTGCCACGTTCACGAAAAAACTGGAACTTTATTAAAGGAAAGTGGATTTAAGGAATTTCCTTATGTCGTTCCAAGATATTTAAAAACTTCATCAAACGAAATTTACGGAAGATCTCCAGCGATGAATGCTTTACCAGATACGAAGATGTTAAACACAATGTCTAAAGTATCTATCAAAGCAGCGCAAAAACAAATTGATCCACCTTTAATGGTTCCTGATGATGGTTTCATTTTACCAATTAGAACTATACCAGGAGGATTAAATTTTTATAGATCTGGAACCAGGGAAAGAATTGAACCATTAAATATTGGAGCCAACAATCCAGTTGGTTTACAAATGGAAGATCAAAGAAGAAAAGCAATAAGAGAAAATTTCTTTGTTGACCAGTTAATGTCTATCCAGGGACAAAATATGACGGCAACAGAAGTTATGCAGCGTACTGAGGAAAAGATGAGATTACTTGGTCCAGTATTAGGTAGGTTACAATCTGAATTGTTGCAGCCATTAATTACTAGATCTTTTAATTTATTAATGAAAAATAATAAATTTCCACAAATGCCAGAAATGTTAGGAGATCAAGATGTCGAAATAGAATATGTATCTCCATTAGCTAAAGCACAAAAGACACAAGAGCTTTCATCAATTATGAGAGGAATTGAAATATTTGGATCAATGCAAAATATTGCACCAGTTTTTGATTACATAGACATAGATGGTTTAGTAAGCCACATTAAAGATGTTTTGGGTTTACCAGCTAAGATTATGAGATCTAAGGGAGAAGTTCAAAAAATACAACAAGAAAAACAAGCTGCTGAAGCGGAGCAAATGCAATTACAACAAGCACAACAAGTCGCTGAGAGTGCTGGTAAAGTTGCACCAGCTCTAAAGGTAGCGATGAATGAATAAAGAAGATTTAAAACAATTAATCATTTCTTACAAACAAGTTTTCACATCTGACCACGGCAAAAAAGTCTTGGAAGATTTGGAGAAAAGATGCAGCTTTAATGCAACTACTCACGTTAAAGGAGATAGCCACGAAAGCGCATTTTTAGAAGGAACAAGATCTGTGGTCTTGTTTATTAAAAATATGCTTAACAAAAAAGGAGAATAAATATGTCAAGCGAAAATCAAGAGGTAGCAGCTCCCGTACAAGAAACATCGGTGCTGTCTGGAGACCCTAAAACAGAAACTCCACAAGCAACACAAGAAACAACAGATTGGAAATCTAGTTTATCTGAAGATATAAGATCTGATAAATCTTTAGAAAACATTAAAGATATATCGGGTTTGGCAAAATCTTATATTCACGCACAAAAAATGGTAGGAGCTGATAAAATTCCAGTTCCTAACAAATATGCAACTGAAGATGATTGGAATGCAGTTTATGAAAAACTAGGCAGACCAAAAACTGCGGATGGATATAAATTTGATTTACCACAAGATAAACAAGTAGATGAAATGTCATTAAAAGAATTTTCTAACCAAGCGCATAAGTTAGGATTACTTCCTAATCAAGCTCAAGGTATGGTTAAATTTTATAATGAAATGACATCTAAATCTTTACAAGATGCAGATAGCAAAGCTCTAGCAGCTAGAGAAAATAGCACTAAAGAACTCAAACAAGAATGGGGTCAAGCATTTGAACAAAAAGTATCAAAGGCAGCTAATTTAGCTAATTCAGTTGGAGCTAAAGAACTATTAAATACTAATTTAGCAGATGGAACCAAACTTGGAGATCATCCAGTTATGATTAAGGCTTTTGCTCAATTAGCAGATAAAATGGGAGAAGATAGTTTAGTTCAATCATCTGGACCAACTTATCTAACACCATCACAAATAGATAAACAAATTGGAGAATTGACGCAAACTGGTTCGGCTTATTGGGATAAACACCATCCAAACCACCAGGCAGCAGTTGATGAAGTTTTAGCTTTACGAGAAAAGAAAAATCAAGTATAGCTGAAAATAATTAGGATAATCTAATC